TTCTATAGATTTTTTCAGGGTCAGTTATAAAATATTCAACGTCTTCATTTTTATTTACAAACATATATATCATTTTAGATTTTATAGAAATAAACCAATCTGTTTGTTCTTCGTGTTCATGTGGACCTCTAATAACTAATGGTTCAGTTTGAGAAAAATAACACATTTTAGGAGATAAAGGACCTCTTGCCAATTCAGGACTTCCAGTTATAGAAGGATCAAAATTTGTTTCATAATCATCTTCTCTCCATAACTCACAAACAAAACCTCTTGAATCATTGTATGAATTTAATTCATCTATAGTTACTTTTCCATCAAAATATTCTTCTATTCTTTCATGTTCAACTGTTCCCATCATTACTCCTTCTACTTCCATGATATTCATAGTCCCAATTATCAAACTGTTCTTTATCATCAGGGGTCCAGATCATGAAATACAAATAATTATTTTTTGCTAATGCTGAAAGTCTATATGTATCGTTATATTTTCTCAGTGTCCATTTATAATTTTTCATTTTTAATCCAATTTCTTCTGATATTTTATTTAATTCGATATCAGTTTCAGGCATTCTTTCTTTAAGAATTGGAATTACTTTTTCATCAAAATAACTATAAACTATAACTCTGTTTTTTTCTACTGTATTTTTTGGCAAATTATTTTTTGTATAAACCATCAGTATATCCTTTCACATAGAAATCTATAGTTCTTTCAATAGATTCATCAAAACTTTCAGTATATATTGATTCAACAACCTGAGATACTTTTAATGCATATGATCTATCATGTCCTGGTCGATATTCTATAGTTGCATCAACATCGTAACGTTTCAAACTTTCGACTATTTTATTTGCTATGAAATTATTATCAAAAAGATTCTTTGGATCTGCCAAATGAGTAATAAAATCATTTGTTCCATAATGTATAAGATCGTCTATCAATTTAACAGTATAACCTACATATGTCCACTGTCTAAGATTAGAACCATTACCATATACTTTAATTGGTTCTCCATTCAAAGCCCTAATTATAGATGCTGGTATCATCTTTTCTATATGTTGATAAGGTCCAAATTGATTTGCCATTCTAATAATCTTGACATTCATATCAAAAGTATGTTTCAATGAAGTTAAATATGCATCTTGTGCAACTTTAGATGCAGAATATGGATTACTTGGTTTATATTGACTAGTAATATCAAACCATTGTTCTTGTGAAGCATCTAAAGGAAGATCACCATAAACTTCATCAGTGGAAACATGCCAATATGTATCTATTTTAGCATCTTCTAAAATTTTAAGTAAAACTACAGGAATCAAACTATTTTCTGTAAATATTTCTGAAGGGGAATTAATAGAATTATCACCATGAGATTCTGATGCAAAGTCTAAAATATCTATTACAGTATCACTATTAATATACTTTTCCACACAATATTTATTTAGGCTTACAATATTAGCACAAATCCCAATAAATTTTGGTTGTTCCATACAAATTTGCTCATAATCTTCTCTATTATATACAGTAGCATACCCCATTTTATCAAAAGATATAATTCGTTCATATCTACCAATACCCCCAACATCAATAAAATGATTTAAAAAATTAAATCCTATAAATCCAGCACAACCAGTTAATATTAAAGTTTTCATTCCTTGAACTCCACAAAAAAGTGACTGTAATAATTATATCACAGTCACTTATATTTTAGTATTTTAATCTAAATCAATCTAAATCGAAATCAGATGGATCTAAATCTAAATCATCTAAATCTGCAACAACTTCATCATCAGTTGTATCTTCAGAAGTATCTTCTGATGGGTTATCAGTTTTATCTTCAGAAGTATCTTCTGATGGGTTATCAGTTTTATCTTCAGAAGTATCAGTTTCATCAACATCACCAAAATCAGGTTCTGAATCAGAAATATCAACAGATTTACCCGTTGTTAAATCTTCTGCTGGTGAATTATTTCTAGATGATTTACTTCCATCAGTAAGTCCACCTTCCATCATTTCTCTTAGTTCTTCTCCAGATTTAATTCCATCTCGTTCAATGACTAGTTTCTTAATATCATATTTATCTGCTTCATCAGCAATCTTATCCATTAACTCTTCATCTTCAACAATTGGACCATCTTTTCTATCAAATTCAGAATCAAGATAACTTGGATATTTTCTCTTTGCAGTACCAGTTTCAGTCATAGTAAGAATGAAATCAGTACCTTCAAATGGATCCCAGAAACACATATCGTGTTTATTAATTGCAGCATCCATTTTCTTGAATACTTGAATACCAGCTTCATAAACTAATACTTTACCTTCAAATTTCTTTTGATTTTCAGGTGCTTCTTTAACATAAACCAATGTAAAGAAACGAGATTTTGATCTCATAGTACCTGCTTGTTCTTGATCCATTGCATTATCACTTGCATACAATCTACGAACCAAATCTGAAATTGGATTTGCTGCATTTGAATCAAATGATCTTGGATCGATGGCTTTAACATACTTGTTATCGCCTTCTCTTTCAAACATATGATAACGAATTTCTATCCATGGTTTACCAGTTGTACTTTCTGGTACTGGAAGAAAACGAATTTTAAAAACTGTTTCTTCTTCATCTGGAACAAGTTTTGGAGTGAACAACCAATCTGGTCCACTTCCTTTATTTTTTTCTTCCTCCATTTGAGATTTAACTTTTTTAAGTTGGTTTTTTACACTTTTAAATTTTGCCATTTTACTTCTCCTTACTTTTTACTTGGTTTACTTGGCTTACTTGCTACTTATTTCACTTAGTAACTCATTCATTTCTGATAATCTATTATCAATTAAATCAACTAGTTCACGATTATTTAATCGATGACTTATAATATTATACTGATCTAAATAATTTTTAAAGATCATTTTTTCTACACGTTTCAATTTAGATATTTCAATGAACTTACAATGTACTGCAATCGCCCAATCAAAGCGTTTTTCTCGTACATGTTTCATAGCATATTTATATCGATAAGTCTCAAAATTTATATCATTTTTAAGACAAAAATTTTCTATAAACCTAATGCCATTAAGTACTTCTGAGAAATAAGTAGATTTAGTAGATCTAGTTTTTTTCCATTCATGATAATTTAATTTTGACTCTTCAGACATTAATTCATATGGGTCAAAACTTTGTGGATTTTTATTATAATTACATCTAATAAACTTTTTTATTTGGGTATCATCTAATTTTAAAACATTTTTAAAATGATCAACTAATATAGTATAAAATCCAAATTCGCTGCCATTTTTAAATGTTTCAAACTTTGGTCTATTTCTTCCCATTAAACTTCTGCAATAACAATATAAATCATATGGTTCCATTTTTATACACCGAATAAATCTTCAATTGATTCAATATCTTCTGTTTCCAATCCTGGTATTTTTTTATCATATTCAACTTGGATAAATCTTAGTAAAACATTTTTATTCCCATCATCTAGTTTTTTAAATATTTGTTCGGGATTTACATTAAACTCTTCACAAACACCTATCATAACTTGAACAGGATTAAAATTTGTGCAATCATTTAATCTTTTAAAAACTTTATTAATAGCTTCTTTTTCAATTTTATGAACTTGTTGAGGAGATATATCTAATTGTTTACCAATTTCTTCATAAGTCAAGTTCTTTTTTATTTTCAGATTCTTCGTTTGCATTTACTTTTTCCTTTTCTTTTTTATTCTTATTTCTCACATTTCCAAATGCCATTCTATCAGGTTGATCTCTTAAACTATTATTATGTTTAACATATTCAGAACCATTTGAAATATCAACTAATCTCATATATTCAAAATCTACTTTAACTGGAAAACAACTTCCATTTTTACTAAATCTAGATTTAGCGACATTTAATAACATTTCATCGTCTTCTTCCATCTCTTTTGGTCTAGCTAATGTTATTAACACATCAGCAGTCTGAGCAATACCTATTGAGTCAGAAACGTCTTCCATACTAATACTTTTTTGTCCATATGATTGTCTACCTGTCTGTGATGCTGTCATTACACAACAATTAAATTGGAATGCTAATGCTCTAAGTTCTTCACATACTGTAACAATTTTACCATATGCATTATCAGAAAAAACTTTACCATTTGGTCTAACTAATTTAAGATAATCAACTATAATAAAATCAGGAGTGAAATCTTTTTTCATTTCCAAATTTTTAACTAAGGCTCTAATATCGTTACTAGATATTTCATTTGGAGCATATTCTTTATAAATTAATCGACCTAGACTGCCTTTTTTCTTTAATATATTTCTTTTATGAATTGCTTTTTTAATAGCATCTTGTGGTTTTATATTAATTTCTGTAATTGGAACTTCTGCAAACTTAGCATCAGTTCTTTGAGTGATATAATCTTCACCTAATTCAAGAGTTAAATACAAAACATTATGACCATTAAGAGCTAAAGTAGATGCTGCATCATTTAAACACAAAGTTTTACCAGTATTAGCAGGACCAGCATAAACAAATAATGATTTTCTACGATATCCTCCACCTGTATACTCATCAAGTGATGGTATTCCTGTTGAGAATTTTTCAATAGAAATTTCACATCTAGCCATTCTTTCTTCTAGATCTTCAAAATAATCTAATCCAAGAGATTCATCAAAATTTACTTTAAATGCATCTTCCATAATACCAACAACTTCTTCATGTTCTTGGTTTTCCATTTTTTCTGCACATTTAATAATTGCATTCATAATGGTTCGAGTCTTAACAAATTTCTTTGTTTCATCATATAACCATTCATTAGACTCATTGTTATCAATAGAAATACTCAACGATGCATCTAGTGCATCCTGAGCTTTCTTTTCTTCTTTTTCATCTTTACATACTTGAGAAATAATTTTATCTGCTAATACAGAAGATTCAGGTGCTTTTAAATATTTCTTATAATAAACTAAAATTGCTTGTATTACTTTCTTTGTCCCCATTGAAAATAAATGAGGACTTAACTTCGAAGCGAAGTTTCTAATATATACATCAGATCTTAACATACTCTGAATTATATAGAATTCAATTTTATCAGTATCGAAATCCAATTTTCTACTCCTATTAACTATCTTATTATTATACTACCAATATATTTACGTTGCAAGGGTTTACTTGCGAAAACATATAGGTAAAGAAGGGTAATAAAATGCCCAGATTATAAAATCTGGGCATTTCAATATAAAATTCACTTATTTTCTTTAGATAACTCACCTTCTTTTACTTCATCATCGTCAAGTAAAAATAAAGTTTCTTCATCTCCAGTAAATGTGGAATATTTATAAGATTCTTCGACTTTTTCATTTAAATCCTTTAAAATAGGCAACCAAATGTCTTTCTTATACATATTCTTCTTTTGGGTTTTATTTATTTCATTACCATCTTTATCTTTAATGGTATACCATGCACCCCTTTGCTCAATGAATCCATGTTCTATTGCATCATCAAGCATACCATAGAGTGGATTAACACCCTTCTTGAAATCTACATACATATATCCACGATTTCCTAGAGGAACTAATCTATTCTTATCAGAAGTTGCAATTATAATACTTGCTTCTTTCTTAGTAACTGTTCTACCCTCAGAATCTTTACCATCAGTTTCTTTTATGATCTTATTTTGTAATATAACAATACCACTAGTAGCATAAACGAAACCTTCACCACCACTCATTTTAATTGTTGGTGCTCCCATAATATTTTGAATTTCATAAGTATGGTTTGTAACAATCAATGGAATTTCGTGTTCAGCACATTCCATTGTTAAAACTCTAGCACATGCTCTAAGTTCTTTAGCTCTTTGTCCCATGTCAGCCGCTGTCTTTTCTTTTTCAGTATCAGCTAATTCTTTTGAACCAACCAATCCACCAATAGAGTCACAGAATAAAATAATAGGGATATCAGCAGTATCAGGATTTGATCTCCATTCCCTCATCAATTTAACTGCTTGATTACGAAAATCAGTAATGGATTTTACTGGTATATGAAACATAATATCAGGATCCACACCTAGATTTCTTGCGAAATTAGAATCGATTGCATTTTCAGAATCGAAATATGCAACTTGCCATCCTTTCTTTTGTGCTTCTCTTGCAGTACTCATGCAAATAAACGATTTACCTACACCTGATGGACCTGCAAGTGCCATAATCCTATTATTAGGCCAACCTTTAAAATACGATCCGCTAACTACTCGGTTCAATGCAAATGAACCAGTACTAATATAATCTCTAATATTTGACAATCTAGATTCTGTCAAAACTGATGCTAATTTATTTGTTGCCTGAAAATTTTTCATAAATTTCGCGGCTCTTTCTTTTTGTTTATCTAATTCAGATACTTCTTTTACTTTTTTTGACATGTTTTTACTCCTGTACTTGATTACTTTGTAAATATTGGGCTATTACTTCATTAAAAATAACAACTAAACCTATTTCATCAATTTTGGTATCGTCACTGTCAATAATGACTTTGCCATCCTCTATACGAACTACTGCTAATACGTCTTTATACTTATTAAATATGTCTTTCGACGCCATTATTTATCTCCTTTATTTATTTGAAATGTATATTTATTATACCATGAACTCAAAAATCAACATCCAAATATTTCTTCTATATCTTCAGTATCAAAACTAGGCATTTGCCAATTATACAAATCATAAAAAATAGTTAAAGGTTTAACCCAAACATTTTTTGCCATCTTATCATAATCAACCATAGCACCAAACTGATCAGGTAAATTAGATTTAAATGATATAACATCATATGGATAATCAGGATATTCAGTACAACCTTTAATGTAAACTACTTTTACTTTATCCCCTTCATAAATAGATTCCACATCATCTTCAATTTCAGCACGTTTAAGTAACATATTATAACCGATACATCCTTTAATATGATATGGAGTTCCCTTTTCAGCAGAACCATCAAATCCTGTATATTTTTCAATATTATTTGCACTACTATTCTTAGCAATATCATCAGGTGTACTATTTACCATTTGGTTGTAAATACTCTTTGTGAAATCATTAACTTTCTTTTTATCTTGAGTTTTCAAAAGAATTTTATAAAACTCTTCTAATAGTTCTCTAACTTTCTCAGGTGTAGTTGATCTAACAGACTCAAGACCTTTAACTTCAATCTCATGATTACTACCAGGTTCAACTGGACCATCTTCTCCTATAATCACCCAAGCTACATATCTCTTCTTAGCAATGAAAATACCTCTCCTGGCTATCATTTCACGCTTAAATGTAATCTTACATTCTGGGCAATTCTGAGCTTTTAATGCTAACTTCTGTTCAGCAGCATCAATAACTTTAACAAATATAGGTGATATCTTTTCATCTAAGAATTTAGAAGCTTTTTCTATATCATCAAAATCTTTATATCCAAAACTTTCAAGTACTGCACCAGCATGAGTATACAATGAATTATGAACTAATATATCATTTGCAAAAAATGTATGAGGAGAATCTACCATTCCCACATCATATACATATTGTTCTTCATTTCCAATATATTCAATTTCTTCTATTTCATCTATTTCAAATTCCATTTTTTCTCCATACAAATTTGTAATTACCACAATCCCACAATCTACGATAATTATTTCTAAACATATTATCAGATTCAGATTCAGAATCAACAAAATCATCTAATAACAAATTTTTCAACTTAGATTTTTGACATTTGTATCTACTAAAAACTTTACCATTTTTAATATAACAGTAATTGGGCGAAGATATAGAAATAAATTCCATATTTAATATTTTATATAACGAACCATCTGATATTGATATATCACAAAAACTTAATATTTCATTAGGATTATAATTTTGTATAAAATATTTAAATAGCTTACTTGCCCCTCCTATAACATTAATATTTAATTTATTACAAAACCTAGTTAATTCCCATTGATGTTTATTATGGAATGCAAATCCCATTATTGCCACTATCTCATCATTATATTTAAGCCCCAACTTAATTGTTGAATATCTTTTACCTTGAAGATGATTTCTATCACAAAAATTATTAAAATCTTTAGATGATATTACTTCTAAACTACATTTTCTAGCATATATTTTTTCACATTTTCCAAGTTTACTTTTTATAATAGATTTAATAATATTTTTATTTAATATCCAATTTTGCTCAAAAATATGAAATAAAAATACACCATTTTCTATACAAGATTTAGTTTTATTATAATGTCTATATTTTTCTTCTTTAGTTTCTTTTCTATCAAAAGAATGCCAAAACATTCCATTATATTCAATTGCAAACTTATGATCAGGTAAATAAATATCAATTTCTTTAGGATAAATTAATTTTCTATCTGTTTGAATTATATTACTAACACCTAAACTTTTAATATAATTTATTATCTCATTTTCAGCTTTCGATTTAAAAGATTTACAAGATGGACACCCATATCCACTTAGATGATCATTTGGTGTTTGATAGAATTCTCCATGATGAGGACATATTATTTTCACTTTATGTTTAGCACCTTCATAATCAACCATTTCATAACTATACTTATCATTATGAATTTTTTTAAAATCTTCAATTACATTTTTTATTTTTTTCTTTTGTTTATTCTTTGTTAGAACATTTCCGCATTTAGGGCATCCATGACCAGACGAATGAACTGCTGGTAACTGATAAAATTCACCATGAATAGGGCATATTATCTTAATTTTATTTTTTGAATTAATTTCTTGTTCAGGATATTCATATTTATTATCATGAACACAATTAAATTTAGAAATCCACTCATCAAATGAATATTTAAACTTATCAGATACTCTTTCATTAAAACATTTTCTACATCCAACACCAGAAGAATGGGAATATGCCCTTTGAACAAATTCACCATGAATAGGGCATATTATTGTCACTTTATCCTGAACCGTATTAAAAGAAACTAGAGAATAATCATATAAATCTCCATGAATTTTTTTGCATTTATTTATCCATCTAATTAATTTTTTATCCATTCTTTAGCCTAATTATTTTTTCTCCGGGCTTTATTTGCATTGGTTTTTTCTCTATTAATTTACCATCATCTCCAATAACCATACACGAATGATCTTCTGTTACATCAACATATTTTCCTGATTTTGTTTTTATTCTAAAAATTGGTTTCTTTGTTTTATGCCTTTCGACATATTGTATTAATCCATCTTTAACTAATTTATTATCTTCATCATAATATCTTGATTTTATATTATTTGGAAAAACGAATTCTCTGTTATCTTTATAATGGATTTTATATGAATCTGGTTGGTTAGATAAAATATAATTGAACGATTCTTCTACAGTTTTCTTCTCAGAATTAACATATATTTCTGTATTTCCTCTTACTGAATCAGTATCACCATAAACTACAGTTTGTGGGACAGGCTTAGCTCCAATTTTCTTACCAACAGATGTTTCTTCCCATTTTTCTCTAAAGAAAGTATCAACAGAATCCATTGCAGCTTTAATTACTTCTTGTCCAGTAGAAGTTACTGCTAATGCATTATCTTTATCATAAAACCTAGAATATATAGTACCTACATATCCATAGACTGAGTTAATTAAGATCTTATAATTTTGTTGGAGCATCTTATTTAAACGTTCTCCGTCTTTATCTCCTTCGTCATGACATTTGAATTGAAGTTTTTTATGATATTGTCTTTTATCAAACCATTCTTTTACGAATTTCGAAATAATTCCTGGAGTATCATGTCTATATACTGCACCATTAGAAGCAATTGATAAATTCCTTTCTTTAATTTCAGAAACTAAATCTTCAACTGTCATCCCATCATTTGTAGCTTCAATATTTTTTTCCCATGTTTCAACTTCTTCCCCACAAAGAATAGAATTGACAATTTTTGTTGCTCTTCTATTACACTTATATACTTTTGTTTCAGGAGAAATATTATGTTGCATCATGATTGATGGGTATAGAGAAGTTGCATCATATGAAATAACCCAATCCCATATTCCGACTCGGGGATCTTTCACGAATGCTCCATCATATTCAGCTTCTTCTGATGGATCAGCGTCAGGAAGAATAATCTTGTCTAACATTAGACGAGATATAAAAGCTCCGTCAAGGACCCTAACAGTTTTTTCGAATTGTTCAAATGGACAACAACAATTATAACAAATTCCTATCATCATAGAGATGAAACCCAATTTATCATTCAAACGTTTAAGAAGTGCAACGTCTTGAATGTTATATTCTACATAACGTTGCCAATCATTAACATATAATTCCTTTAAAGATCCATTATATGCTAATTTTTTCTCTTTAATTTCGATTTTTGCTATATAATCCAACTTATATGAAGATTGTTCTCTAGGAACATATTTTTTATATAAATCAATATAGTCAATCAAGTTAATTCCTGCAATCTCATAAACTTGTTGTTCTCTTCCAAATCTAAGTTTCTTAGTAACTGATTTTATGTATCCAATTGGGGAAAGTTCATTAGTCTTTTTCTCTCCTATAATTTTATAACCTCTGTTAATTATGTATGGTAAATCGAATAGATTACTATTCCAACCAGAAATAATATCAGGATGTGTCTTTTTTACGAATGCAATAAAAGTTTCAAGTAATTTTTCTTCTGAATCAAATGTTCTCACCCAATCCCTATCAGATAGAACTTGATTACCTTCTTCATCTTTATAATTTCTATCAAAATCTTTCTCTGCAAATATAAAAAACTTATTGTATTTGGTGGAATATACAGTAATTACAGTAATAGGCCATTTTGCTTCTTCTGCTTTTGGGAATCCTTTATCAGAATGAACTTCAATATCCAAAAAATGAACATCAAAATTTGGTGTTTCAAAATCTACACCTGACCACTTATCTAATAAATACCTATTTTCTACTGCTACATCAGATTCAAACAATTTTCGACCTGCAGATTTATACATTTCTTTTGCTTCTCTCATTTTTGAAGAAGTATCAAACACTTTTTTCTTTACATTATCACCAAAAATACTTTTATATCCAGTATTTTCATCTGTTGGCATATAAAAGTAAAGAGGAGCTTTTTCTTTTTTATAAACTTTCTTACCTTCATTGTTATATTCCCAACAATGAATCATATTACTGCGATGCGAAAAATATACAGAACTATACATTAATTATTTCTCCAAAATTATTTTAACATTTAAATTATTTGGTTTCAACATATTTTTTAATATAAGAAATCCATGGTTTATATCCATCTTCAGACAAATGAACTTGATCTATTGTATATTCTTGTTTTAAATGACCAGTTTTATCCACCATTACTTCATATACATTTAAAAATTTTACTTTTTCTGTCAAACAAACCAGAATTAAAGCTTTATTTAATTCTTTAATATCATTAACATAAGTTTTTGGAACATTATGAGGAAAATATACCCTAACATCTTTCCCAAATGGTAATATACTTTGAACAAAAAGTTCAGTATCAGGAGATTCTTTCTTAATTCTTTGAATTATTGTTCTTTGATTTTGTGTTATTAGAGAATGAGGAATTCCAGCATTTAAGTCATTAGCACCAATCATAAGAAATATTTTCTTTGGTTTATGTTTAGTAATATTACTTAATCTTTGGATAACTTGAAATGTAGTATTCCCTCCAATTCCTCTATTAGCAGTTTCTACATTTGGAAAAAAATCTTCCCAAATTGGAATGTGTGTTAGAGAATTACCAAGAAATACAACAGAATTATTTGTTACTTCTCTATTATCTACAGTTAAAGTCGGATCTGGCATCCATGTTAATGGAATTTCAGGTGTAGGTCTTTTATTGCTACATGATAATAACATTATTAATGATATTAAAAGAATTAAATATTTCATTATTTTTCTCCAGTTGATCCAAATCCCGAATCGCCTCTATCTTCATTTGTTGGTTTTTCATTCAATCCATATAATCCAACAGAAGGAACACGTTTTATTACCATCTGGGCAATCTTATCTCCTGGATTCACAGTAAAAACATCTTGAGAATTATTTTGTAAAATAACCATAATCTCTCCAGAATATGAAGAATCTATTGTTCCAGGAGTATTCAATACTGTAATACCTTTCTTAGCAGCTAACCCAGATCTTGGTCTAATTTGTGCTTCCCATCCATCTAATAAATTAATATGAACACCAGTATGAATTATTTCTCTATGTAAAGGACCTATAACCAAAGATCCTTGTGGATCATCTTTTTTAAATACTGCAAACAAATCAAATCCAGCATCAGTTTGATGTGCTTTATATGGAATCTTTGCTTCAGGATACTCTTCTTTATTTAACCACACTCCAAATTTAGTTTCATTTAGAACATAAATACCATCTACCATCAGTCAACCTCCAAATCTGAAAAATCAGGAACGTCCATATCAGATGGATCAGGAAGACTATCTTCTAGATCATCATCTTCTTCTTGAATTAGTTCTGATACTTTAGTTGCAGATTCAGTATCTTCTTTATCATAAGAAACACTTTCATCAGATTCAATTCCCAATTCAACAGCAATAGAATCTCTAACTCCAACAGGATTAATCATTAAATTCTTCAATGCTTTAGTTAAATCTTTAGCAGAAAGTGGACCACATAAAGATGGGGCACCGCGGCCAGTACCAAGTTTACGATATTCTCTAATATCAGCATCAACTTCACCATCATCCCAGACTACAATTTTAATCTGAAATGCTTTCTTTGGCTTATCTTCTTTTTCTTCATCACTCATTATATTCTCCTATAACGTTGGGTTTATTAGATTAGACTTTTATTATATGTTATTGTTAATTAGATTGCAAATTATTTCTGCTTGGATACCCAAGCACAGTGTTTTTTAATTGCAGGATCATGATAAATTTTATCGAAAGAATTTAATTCTTTCCCTAATTTCTTTTCATCGTATAAATCATGGATTCCATTATGACATTTTCTACAAATTAATATTCCAGTATTCATTTCTTGTTTTGTGAAATTCTTTTTAAACCATTTATTTTTATGCAAAGTTTTAGGAATCAAATGATGAAATGTTAAAATCTCTTCCCTATTACATAATGGACATTTTCCAATCTTATCATTATTTGACATTTTCTATTCTTTCTTTAATAATTTTTCTTAACGCTTTATCATGATTATTTTCAATTTTAATCCAATCTTTATAATAACTCTTTGGTATTTTTGGATTGTTTAATGATGATCCTCTATAAAGATATACTTTATTATGTTCTTTAAACATTTCAAGCATTTTACTAGGTGAATAACCTCCTGGTAAATCCATCATATTTTTATACTGTTCTAAAGAATATAACTTCTTCATTACAAATCTAGCATCTTCCAATGTATATACACGTTTTTTCCCAAAAGTGTTATATACCATTTTTTTATCTATACGATCTACTAAATCATCAGAAATTTTTAAACCTCTTTTTATATCATTTTCCCAATAATCCAACCAATCTTTCATTTGTTCAGGAGCACCATATACACAATAATCCAATTTAGCATTTTTATTATAAATGCCAATTATCCAATGTTGATGTCGCCATTTATTTAGATGGTCAATATTAAGAGGAGATGCAGTTGAAACTTTTCCAATTGTTGTTGATTTTATTTCAAAATCAAAAGATAATTTTTTATATCTTAATCTAGCATCAATTCCTATTCTATTATGATTTGTTTTCTTTAATTTAAAAATTTTAATTAATTCATTTTCTCTTTTATTATCTTGAATCTCAGCTATCATAGAATACTATTATATCTGACCGTAGTTTTTATCCAACCATTTTTTCGTGTCTTTTTTTATCTTCTATTATTTCTTTAGCGACATCTTCATTCATTATTCCGGCTTTTTTAAACTCTCTTTTTAATTTTTTATCAACATATTCTTGAACGTCTTTTCTTCTTTTTACTTCTGGTATAGAACGAATAATTCTAGCAATCTTTACAAAACATTGAGATGATTGATCATATTTATCTTTTCCAAGTTTTCTTAATCCTTCAGTTAACAACTTTTCAATTGCATCATCACAATCATTTTCTGTCCAGTTCTTTGGTACTTTATTATAAGCCATAATTATTCTCCAAAGATCTCCTCTATATCATCAATAGACTCATCTTTATCTTTGGGAGGAGTCTGTAAATGGAATGGTAATGTTTTTCTTCCTTTCCAATTTCTTAAACAATTAACATCACCACCGAGATCATGGCGATGATGAGGTAAATGAATAACATGGGTTATATAAGTATCGAGTTTTATCATTTCATCTGACATTTCTCCCCACTTATCTGCCCACTTACTTCTAAATTTTATATCTGATAAAGCTGAAGTAATCTCTTCAGAATAGATTTTATTAATATCCTCTATACGAGAAGACTTAACATTAAACAATTGAAAAAAGCCACTCGCATAACAAGGATCCCGTTTTGACAATTTAATTTGAAATCCAGTTTTCCAATGAAGAAAATCATCATAACTCATTATTTTATAACGACTTGTTCCATGTATATACTCAGGTTTCAAATCTTCTTTTTCTATTAATTCTCTAAAATTTTCTTGAAGAATAATATCAGCATCAAATGTACACAACCAATCTGAACGAGTCATTGTGTTCCATCCATCATTTAATGCTTTACCTTTATTAAATGCATCATCATTCTCATATAATCTTTCAGATAATACGAATTTAACATCATTATCTTCACATACTTTTTGAGTATCTTTGTCCCGTTCTACAGTAACAACAACTATATCATCGAAATAATCTTTATTTCTAGGGAGGGTATGAATTAAATAATCTGAATAATCAACACAAACAAGACATGCTTCTATTCTCACAGGAACCCCCTTTCTTCTAGAAGACTAAATCAATGAACATTTTTATTTATTATTTCATATAGCCTAAAATGTTCATCAATTCTTTTTTTCGTAAATCTAGTGTAGTCATTATTTTGTGCAGCTTTAGGTATTTCCTGTCTCATTTCTTCTGCATAATTTGTAAACAATGGATTAGTTTCATAACCTTCTTCATTTATATCATTTAGAAGAAACGCACAATATCTTTTATAACAAGTTAAACATTTACCACATTTACCATCATTTTTATCATAGCAAGAACTCGTTTCCAAAAGAAGATCTAAAGGAATATCATTATCTAATGCCCATTTAATAGTTTCTGCTTTTGTCATAGATGCAAAAGGAGACTCTACTATAGTAGTATCTTGGAAAAACGCATTTGTGAATGACAACAATTCTGATGTATCATCAAAGAACCTAACACTCTTATCGTGTTCTTTTCCTAATTGTTCCCCGTCAAGGGCATTTATCCATACTCTAGGACTAAACATAGAACCAATTGTAGCAAGCATAACATTTCTACTTGGAATAATTTGATTTGACAATCTTGATTGAATAAGTGGAATTAAACCTTCTATATGTATATTTTTTACATTAGGTACAAATTTAATCCACTCACTATTAGTTGTATATGCTTTACTTACAATATTTCCAATTGCTTTCAATTCTTTATGTGCATATTCATGATCCATATTTACAAATAAACACAAAGGATTGTACCCTTTATTCCTTGCATAGTTATAAGATATTAAACTATCAAGACCCCCACTATACATGATTGTCAAATCATATTCCATATTATTCTCCATTATCAACAGAAACTAAAACATTTAATTCTTTTGAACTCAATATACCTTTTGTATAATCATTTTTCATTTTTGAATAATTTCTTACTTGAAAATTTTTAATAACAAAAGAAGGATATTCTTCATCATTTAATTCTAAATCTTCTTGTAACTGAGAAGTATATCTTGGATATTCTATAACTTCTTTACCTCTAGTAATTGTCCCCATTACTTGATTTCCATCTTCATCTAGCAAAGGGACGTTTTTATATTTTGATCCTTTTTTACCAATTCCACTTGCTTTACGAATCAATTTTGCTTTTCTTCCATTCATATTTATTTATCCTCCATATTGGTCTGTATTATCACGAAACAATCCTCGGTCACCTTCAACCATTTTTGTTTCTTCTTCATATGGCATTACTATCCAATGATTTGTTTTCAATCCATATGTTATAAGTTTATCATTAAAATCTTGAGTTTCAATATATTTACCATCAATTAAAACTGGTGCAAATTTCCATTCGAATGTTTGTGAAGTAAATCCCAATTCAAGCATATGAGAATTTAGTAAATCAAATGTTCTTCCATGAGCAACTAAATCTTCTACAAATACAACTTTAGATAAATATTTATTTGAAGACATTAGAAGTTGTTTTTCTTTAGGAAAATACATACCTACATTTAAATTTAAATATTTTGCTATTATATGGGCAGCAGATAATCCACCTCTAGAAATTGCAATAATTTCATTTGGTTCGTATTTTGAAATTTCTTCTGCCATTGAAAGACATATATTTTTAAATGTATTAAAATCTAATGAAATTTTCATTTTTTAATTTCCTCGTAATATAGATTTAACTCTGTTGCAAAATGATAAACTGGTATATTAATAATTTTTTTCAATTCTTGAACTTGCAACCAATCACTTTCAACAAAACAAGTCATTCTATATTTTTCATCTTGGCATGAATAATGACTTATCCATCTAGCTTTATGGTAAATTACTTTATCAGTATTCCAAGTATCTTTTTCTTTTTCATAATGATGAACTTTAAGAGGACCAATTTGATGTTTATTTAACCATTTTCTAGTAACAATTTCATCATCAGTAGGGCGGCCAGTAATTAGAATAAAATCTCCATTTGGATAAAAAATTGGATATATTTGATCTCTCAATTTATGTAATCTAGCAATTCCTTCATCACTTATATCACCATCCCATTCTACATCAGGGCAAATAACTCCATCTAAATCAAATCCAATAATTTCTTTCATTTTTTATTCCCAGGTTTGAGGTGCCACAGTACAAGTTTTGCATAAAGGAATATTTTTAAATTTATATTCTTTTCCATTCAGTAGATCATCTACATTTAATTGTAACTGTTTCTCTGCTTCTATACAACAAGTATTAATTGAACCATCCCATAAGACTACATATGTATTAAAGTCGCGGAAAACGCATTTCTGGCCATATGAGACTCCATCGTGAGTCTTACCCCAATCATGATTTTCATCAGGAGTTCTTCCGTATACTGTTACTTTAGGTAAAACTTCTTTCGCCAAATTTATTATGTGATCAGGTACAGGTTTATGTAAAGAAATTACCAACTCATCCAATCCTGTTTCTTTCAATTCATAAATTTTGTCAATATCCAATAACAATGCATTGGTTGACAATCGTACATACGGAACATGATCCTTAGCGATATTTAATAATTCCATTAATTGAGGATGTAATAAAGGTTCTCCAAAATTATGAAAAGCTATAGGATGTTTTTCGGATGCCATTTCTACTAATGTCATAACTTTTTCAAAAGTAGATTTTGACATGAAACCTTTAGGTCTTTTCATTGTTGGATGAGGACAATAATTACATTTTAGGTTACAATAACCTACAAGTTCTACTTGTAAAGGATGTTGATTCATTTTCACACTCCAAACATATCTTCAATAGATTCAACTTCTTGTTCTGATTTATGAGGATTACCTAAAAGTCCAATATTTCTTTCTACAACATGATGTGCAGTTCCAGGAGCAGATTCAAACATTTTATCAATAACATTAAATGTCTTTAACTGTTCTGATTTAAAACATGTGGCCCATAAATCTTTATTTCCAGTATAAATTAAATTATGAAGCATCTCAACATATTCAGTTAACATGTAAACATTATGACTTTGAACTACATTATAAAAAAGAGATTCCCCATCATTACTTAAAGAATTTTCATTTAAAATGTCTTTATGTGAATATCCTTTACATACAGGACATTTACATGGAAGTGGAGTATCATCAAATTGATCAATCAATCTATTTGATAGATGATAACTCATAAATCCAGTTGAACTAGGATAAATAAGATATTTTCCCCAACCACCATTTTGAGTAGCGTATGAACTATCGAAACTAACATTAATTTTATAACCAGCTTTATTTAATTTATATTTAAGATAAATCATAATTGGCATAAATCTTGTTGATGAAAGGCCAAAAAAGTGAATTAATTTACATCTTTCTTCATTACTAAATTCATCATTGTCCATAAGAACTGAGAATGCCATTAACACAACATACATATTTTTTCTTAGTGATCCAAGTGCCCATCCATTATGAACACCAATATCTTTTATATGGTTATACCAATAATCCCTATGTTCATAAGAGTGACCTTGAACAACATTTAGCCAATCAAAATCATTTTTAAAACCTCTATTTTGTAAATAATCTATATTCTTTTTTGTTCGTTTAAGTGCCTCGTCCATATCAGAAATAGATAGACTAGAAGTATCATTACGAATACTCCATGGAGGAACATCAATAATTGGTGCCACAGTAGAATTCTTCTCCATCCATGTATAGAGTTTTTCTAAAGTTTCATCATCACACTTTAATTCACCTGTACCAATTTGGAATCCTCCAGAATCACCAAAAATAATATCAACATCATTTTCTAAATTCTCTATTCCAATACTTTTCATAAAATCAACATCTTTATAATTATGACCAGCAGAAGTCAAAATATATGGATGATGAAAACATTGTTCGTCAGAAGTTTTCCCATTTAAATAAAACCTAGGACTTTTACCATTAACCAACCAATTCTTTTTCATAATAGTAGTATGGGTTGCAATTGAAATTGCAGGAAAAAAAATAGTTTTTTCATTGTATTTCATATTATTATCCTAATAATTTAATTTTAATTTCATAATTTAAGTAACTATATGGAGTCAAATCTTTCCATACAATAAAATCTTTAATATTACCGATTTTCTGAACTCCAAAATATCTTCTCACTCTTTCTTTTATTCTATATGGAAGAGAATATTCAAATTCATACATATTAAGATCCTTTAATTCCACAAACATCGAAGAATTCTTTTCTTGTTTCAGCATTATCAGCAAAAGCTCCTCTTACTGAACTAGTAAACATCCAAGAATTAACTTCTTCTACTCCTCTAATAGTCATACAAAGATGTTGAGCTTTAATAACTACCATTATACCTTTTGGTGATAAAAGTTTTTGTAAATATTCAACAACCTGTTCAGTTAATTCTTCTTGTATTTGAGGTCTTCTCATGAAAAACTTTACAATTCTAGAAAGTTTAGAAAGTCCTATGACTTTATCATCTGGTATATATGCAACATATGCAGATCCTGTAAATGGAACTAGATGATGAGAACATGTAGATTTAACACTAATAGGACCAGAAATTATCATTTCATCATATTTTTTGGTATTAGGAAATGTTGTTATTTTAGGATCTGATGAGAAACATCCTGAAAACAATTCATCAATATACATTTTTGCCATTCTTTTAGGTGTTTCTTTTATATTAGGATCATTTTCTCTATCAAAATCAAGTATATCTAACATTTCTTCAAATACGTTTTCTAATTTTTTCTTTTTATTATTTTTTTCTTCTAATGAAATAGGTATATTACCATTAGCATGTATTTTTTTACTCATACAAACTCCTTTTGTTCATGAAATTATATCATATATCAGTAACGAAGTCAAATTATATTCTATATGCAGATTCATATGCATCTAATATATTGTCATTCTCCAACCATCTATTATTTACAAAATCAAATTGTTTATTAATAGTATCAAAATATTTTTCTTCATTATCCAATAAATCTTTTATTGCTTGATACCAATCATCAGGATCATTGTCAACAAGATTAGGACAATTCGTTTGATCGTATGGACCTATACCATTTCCGATTGAAGAACATATACAAGGTATACCCATAGCAGCATATTCTAAATATTTAAGATCAGATTTAGCATAATTAAATAATCCGTCTCTAATTGGAGCTAATGCTATATCAGCTTTTATTTTTTGCATCATTTGAGGATATGACCAAAAATTAGACCAATCAATAAATGATATTTTTCCATTTTTCTTATATTTTTCTAATGATGGTGGCATACAACCTACAAACAACCATTCGAATTCATCAGTTGTAGCTTCAATCATTGGTATCAAGAATTCTAAATCTCCTCCTGGACCAACATGAGATGCAGATCCAGCCCATAATATTACAGGTTTTTTCTTTTCAGGTCTTTTATCTTCTGTAATATCAGGATTCCACAAAAATTTTGGTAAAGAATTAGGAACAACTATAGAATTTTTTATACCAAATTCCCTTTCATAGAAATGTTTCAAAAATCTTGTACTAAATGTTACAATATGAGACATTCTCATAATTTCTAACACATTATCACGTCTAGTTTTAGTATAAAACTGATATGCTGCTATATTTTGAGGTTCAATTCCATGAACTATATCATCTAATTCATAACACACTCTTGCTGGGGAACCTGTTGCATCTATACATCTTCTATATTCCCAAATACAGTGTTTTTGATTCTCTGTGCATTGTCTTTGAAACCTAACAAAATGAGAACCTTTTATCAAATTAAGGTCAAAACAAAATTGATACATAAAACTTACATTCCAATTTAATCTAGTTGAAATATATTCAAATGGAACCATTGTTCTATAATATCCACACCCATTTTTATCGCTAGGGAAACACACAATATTTCTTGGTTTTTTTGGATCTGGCATCGATTATCTCCGAAAATACATTAATCTGTTAATTATAACGACAATTTTTTTTATTTCAACACATTTATGAAAAAATTTGATAAAATTCCTTAAGTCTTGTTAAAATATATTATAAATATGAGCTATTTAAGGAGATTCATATGGAAGATAGCAATTTTGACCAGAAAAAGAATAGAAAGCGCGGCCGTGGAAAAATTAAGATCACAAAACGACAGCATGTAAACAATAAAGAATTAGTTTCAGAATTAATAGATTTCAAAAAAACAATAGAAAAAGAAAAAAAGAAAAAAGAAAAG